GTAAATTCGAGCACATCAGGAAATCTAATTAAAGTGAGCGAACTTTCTATTTCAAATACCACAGCCAGTGCCATTACTACAAACGTGACCGTTGGACGTAGCACAACTATAAGTTATCTAGCGGGTAACATGTCTATTCCGGCTAATTCAACTCTAACTTTAGTTGCTAGAGATAATGCTTTTTATATGGAAGAAGGAGATTATCTTGGTGCTAATACAACGTCAGCTGGGGCTAGTTCGCTATTTGGAACATGGCTTTCGTGTTCGTTTGAAGTCACTTCAATGAACGCATTTTTAGGTTATTAATCAAATGCGATCTAGAGCTAATTTTGGAATAATAGGTCAGCAAAGACCGCTTTATACTGGAGTTGGTGGTTTAGTATCCCCTTCGGATTTATTTTTATCAAGCGGACAAGTGCCAATTGAAATTTTTTGTTGGGGAGGCGGAGGTGGAGGTGGCACAGTGGGCGGATGGACTTTTGGAGCCCCGGGCGGTGGCGGGGGTGCTGCCTATGGAATATATGCTTTGACCGCACCAATTTCTTTTACAATAATGGTAGGCGGAGGCGGAGCAGTCAATACCACAGTCGGAGCAGCCGGAGGTGGTGGAGCCAGCTCCAACGGAAACGACAACCAATATGGATCCGGAGGGGGTGGATTAAGCGGCGTTTTTTTCAGTAGTGTTGGATATAGTCAAGCCGGCGCTTTACTGATTGCTGGTGGCGGCGGTGGTGGTGGATCAAGTCGTGCAGGCACAGGAAATCAAGGTGGTGGCGGTGGCGGCACCAACGGAGAAAATGGTTACAGTCCATATGACGGTAAGACAGCATTTGGCGGCGGAGGCGGAACACAGTCTGCAGGTGGCACTGCAACAGGAGGAAATCCTGGAACAGCATTGCAGGGCGGCACACCTGGCTTAAGCAGTTATGGAGGCGGAGGCGGTGGCGGTTATTGGGGCGGTGCCGGTGGTGGATATTCAGAATCTAATACAATGGGTGGTGGAGGTGGCGGGTCTGGATTTGGTAGAACCGCATCACTTTTGACCTTTTTATTAACTGTTGGAAGTGCAACCACTCCTGGAGATAATGGAAATAGTTTGAGAGGCAGCTATGGAAATGCTGGAGCAGTTGCTAGCGCAGGCACGCAAGGAGTTGTAATTATAAGATATCCTGGCTCACCGCGTAGTAGCAGCGGAACTATTACTCAGTCAAACAATTTAACAACTCACACTTTTACCACTGTGGGAATTAATAGTATGATTCTTGCATTTTAATCAGCAAGAAATCCAAATAAATACAGATATGGCCATTAATAGATACCGTGGTTTTAGCACTATAAATCAATACAAAAAATTCAGATTAACTGATTTGGAATTGATAAAACGTGATTTACTCAATACTTTTTCTATCAGAAAAGGTGAAAAACTTATGAATCCAAATTTTGGCAGCATAATTTGGAACGTGTTATTCGAACCTTTAACAGCAGATGTCAAAGCACTTGTAGTTGCTGATATTCAGCGTGTGGTCAGCTATGATCCTAGATTGAGAGTGGACAATGTGCTGGTTGATCAATTTGAATACGGCTTACAAATTCAAATTGAACTTACTTTTCTACCCGACAATCTCAGTGATGTACTAGCAATACAGTTTGATCGCGATAGTAACAGTTTAGCAGCCACATAAAAGTACCATATAAATTTCCAGATAAATATTAAACAATAGGTATCAACAATGGCAATCACTACAAGGCAAACAAGTTTATTAGTTCAACAAGATTGGACTAAAATTTATCAAACTTTCAGAGAAGCAGATTTTCAAAGTTTTGACTACGAAACTTTGCGAAAATCCATGATCGAGTATCTGCGTACTTACTACCCAGAAGATTTCAACGATTTCACTGACAGTTCCGAATACATTGCCCTGATTGATTTGATTGCGTTTTTGGGTCAAAGTCTGGCATTTAGAACCGATCTTAATGCTAGAGAAAATTTTATTGATACTGCAGAACGTAGAGACAGCATTTTAAAACTGGCAAGATTGGTAAGTTATAACCCAAAACGCAGCATTCCAGCATCAGGATTTTTAAAATTTGATAGTGTAAGCACAACAGAAACAATATTTGATACCACTGGTATCAATTTAAGCAACACAATTGTGAATTGGAACGATAGTGCAAATGAAAATTGGTTAGAACAATTCACAACAATTCTCAACTTGGCCTTGGTGCCATCGCAAGCGATAGGCAAGCCAGCATCATCAAAAACCTTGAACAATGTCAAAGTTGATGAATATACAGTATCTACACTGTCTGGTTTAATACCAACATATCCATTCACGGCAGCTGTATCTGGTGTAAATTATCCATTTGAAATTGTAAGCGCAACCAGTGTAAATCAAGAGTATATCTACGAAGCTGCACCTATTCCTGGTGGCAATTTTAATATTTTATATAAAAATGATAATCAAGGAAATGCCAGCAATAACACAGGTTTCTTTTTCTTTTTTAAACAAGGAAGCTTGAACAATCTTGATTTTGTTATTACAGAAAATTTACCAAATAGAATCGTCAATATTAACTTTGACAACATCAACAACACAGATGTGTGGTTGTATAGTCTTGCCTCTAACGGATTCTTGGACACAATTTGGACACAGGTTCCGGCGGTCAATGGAACCAACGTAATTTACAACAACACTGCCGAGAGAAATCTTTATAGTGTTGCATCAAGAGCAAATGATCAAATTGATTTAGTTTTTGGCGACGGAAGTTTTACCAATTCGCCAGTGGGTAATTTTAGAGTTTATTATAGAACTGGAAATAACTTAACATACAAGATTACTCCTGATGAAATGTCTGGAGTAACTATCACTATTCCTTACAGAGGCCGAACTGGTAGAGCAGAAACTTTGACTGTCAGAGTCAGCCTACAATATACCGTATCTAACGCAATATCAAGAGAATCTCTAGACAGCATTAGAACAAACGCTCCTCAGCAGTATTATACGCAGAATCGTATGGTAACTGGAGAGGATTATAATATATTACCATTCACTACATTCAGCAATATCCTAAAGCTCAAAGCTGTTAACAGAACAAGTTCTGGAACAAGTAGATATCTTGATGTGATTGACACTACAGGAAAATATTCAAGCACAAATATTTTTGCAGAGGATGGCATAATTTACAAAGACACATCATATGCAGAAACAGAATATTTTCAATTTACCAGCAGTATTGAAGTCAATGCAATTGTTAGAAATGTTTTAAAGCCTCTTATCAGCAGCAAAACCAGTAGTCACCTTTATTATGATACTGCCACTAGATCCAGTCCAATTGGAGCTACTATAAATGCCACCAGCATGGTAGCAGGAAACAGTTATAAAATTGTATCAACCGGAACCACTCTATTTACAACAGTGGGTGCAACTAGCAATGCGGTAGGAACATTGTTCCAGGCAACAGCAGCGGGAACTGGCACCGGAACAGTTGCAATTATGCCAAGTTGGACACAAACACAAGTGGCCAGTGGGCGCAGCTTGGGAACATTCTCTAGTCCTTCCTATACATTTCTTGTGCAAGGCAGTCTAATAAAGTTTGTGCCACCCACTGGCAAGTACTTTGATGCTCAAAATCAAATACAGACTGGAACTCCTACCACGGAATATCAACGCACTGAATTATGGGCCAGCGTTATAAATTATGACACACCGGGTCCTGCAGAAACAGCCACATTGAGTGTGGTGGTTCCCACTGGGGCTATTATAAGTCAAATTGTTCCTGTGTTTGCCAACGACTGGTCAGAATCTTTAATAGCAGATATCGTGGCGCAAATATTAAGTTTTAAAACCTTTGGCCTACGTTATGATGTACCATCAATGTCATGGAAAATTATTGAAAGTCAGAATTTAGGCACAGGAGATTTCAGTTTGACCAATGCTGGTAGTACAGCAGGAACAGCATTAGACAACAGTTGGTTTTTAAATCTTTCATATTTAAACGGGCAATATACCGCAGTCAGTAGAGGCATAGATTATTACTTCCAAAGCGAAAGAGAAACAAGATTTTACTTTGATCCAGATATAAGAGTTTATGACAGTAGAACAGCTACAACTCTTGTTGATAGTATCAAAGTATTGCGTACCAACACTTTGCCAGATTCTAGCGATGCTTTGTATTACAGTCAAACTTATCGTATTTGGGAAAGAGCATTTGGACCAAATGGAACAGAAGATAATAGAAAAATAAGAGTTACCTTTCCTGATGACAATTTGGATGAAGTACCAGACAATCCAGATCTTTTCGTTACGCTGATCGAGCCCTCAGTAAATGCACGTAACAAATTAATTTATTTTGTACAAAATAGAAATCAATATGATTTCTTGCAGTACGATCCATTGGATCAAAGCAATGTTGTCAGTGAGTATGACACAGAAAATGAAATCTTAAATTTTATTTCTTTGTATGCATCAGGAACAATTTTTTATGCATTTGAAGAGCAATTATTTTATGTATCTAATGGTACATCTTTGACTCAATCAGATTCCTACATAGCTTTTGTTGGCAGACAAAATTTACAATTTCAATATAGACACAATGCACCTAACACAAGAAGAATTGATCCAAGTCCCAACAACTTGATTGATTTTTATATTCTTACAAAAAGTTATTCTGATGATTATTTTGCCTATATCAATGATACCAGCGGAAAAATTACAGAACCAACACCGCCATCAGCTGCTGAACTCAAAACTGAGTTTAGTTCAATTGAATCTTACAAAACTGTTAGTGACAGTATAATTTATAATCCTGCGGTGTTTAAACCTTTATTTGGTAACAAAGCACAAGCAAGTTTGCGAGCAACTTTCAAAGTAATTAAAAACCCAAACATTATTATTAGCGACAATGAAATTAAAAGTCAGGTAATTGCAGCAATAAATGATTATTTTAATATTAACAATTGGGATTTTGGCGAAACTTTTTATTTCAGTGAGTTGAGTGCATATCTACACACGTCGTTGGTCCCCAATGTAAGCAGCATTGTAATTGTTCCTGCCGATACAAGCTCGCAATTTGGAAATTTATATCAAATTAACGCAGACCCAGATGAAATTTTGGTAAGTGCTGCCACAGTAGATAGTGTACAAGTCATTTCAGCGATAACAGCATCACAATTAAACATTAATGTAACGTAGGAATAATAATGGCGGTTTTTAAAACTTTACAATTTTTACCAGAAGTTTTTAGGACAGAAACTAACAAAAAGTTTCTAAATGCTACCACGGATCAACTTTTAAGTGAGCCAAACCTAGTCAAAGTTTCTGGCTATATTGGAAGAAAATTAGCACCTTCATTCAAAGTTACTGACAGTTACATCACTGAGCCCACTCAAGATAGACAAAACTATCAAGTGGAACCTACTATAGTTATTAAAAATCCAGTTTCT